CTACTTTCTTAGCGGTTGACTGACCGCGCTCAAAGAATTCAAAGCGCTTCTTGTATTTCGCTGGCTTCTTACTTAGGTATGCCAAGGGCTTGTTCTTTGTCTTCATTTGCTGAAGCACTAAGCCATCAGCAACAAATGTCTTACCCTGATTTTGTAGTCTTTTTAATTTGCCACGGGGTAAGTTGCCGTACTTGTTGGCCGCTTTCTTACGCGGTATTACCAATGACTTAGCGCGTCTAGTGCCGCCCTCTATCTGATACTTCAAGTAACCAGCCTGCACTGGCTTGATGGAAACAATAGCGGTCTTGGTGCGCTTATTGGCTCTCGTTATTTTGAAAGCCTTTTGCGTGAAAGGTGTAGGCCTATCGATATCAGCTTTAAGCTGACGCTCTACACCCACCTTTACATCAGCGGCTATTGCATTGGCAGCAAGAACGGAAGCGAACTCCACTTGTTTCTCAATCTTCTTAAACGCTTTATTGAAAAACTTCTCTATATCATCGGCCATTGCTTCACCAAAACTACCAATGGCCTTAGCCCATCTTTGGGGCTGATGGCTGAGCAGGCCATTAGGATTAGTCCTCGTTGTTAACCATTGCCCTCAAAGTTACATCGTGAAGCTCTCGCTTCCTGCGTTCCTCTGCCTGCTGGCGTTTGTCTTCACGCCGTTTGAAATAATAATTCATGGATAATCCTACGGCACTCACCAGTACGCCAAATACTATGCCGAACTCCTGTGAGGCGAGAAATCCCCAAAATGCTGAGATACCGCCCCCAATGTAGGTAGCTATAGATGATTTATCGGCCATTGATTGATTGTATTCTTGTTGGTAGTGAGTGTTCATGCTGCTGCCCTGTTTGTGGTTTCAACAACATAGTTATTCAAATATTGTTCCATTGGGTATTAGACAAAAGTTCAACTTTTCTTATTGAATGCCAATACGTTGCGCTTTCCGATTTCTCGCAAGCCTGCGTAGGTGAACGGCAGGGTGAGAAACGCGCCCAACACCATAATGTCCGGTGAGTCAGTGAAGATGCCGTAGTAAACCGCCGCAATTAGCGAGACTGTTGCGTGCGAGGGTCTTATATACTTAAGCACGCCCTCTGCATTATCGCCATTGCGTATGGTTTTTTGTGTCTCTGAATGGCTACTCTGCGCGTCTTGGTAATCGGCCTCTTTGTGCTCAAGCTCAATTTTAAGCGTTGACTCAATGTGTCTGTTTACTTCTGCCTCGCGATATGCTGCGATTTCTTCTAACCGAAGCATTGCTTCAGGATTGTCTTGCAGTGTGGATAACGCTTTATCTGGATCTGTCGTTCCTGTTGCCTGGGCAACCATTGAAGCCCCAGCACTGACCGCGCCTACTACATTGCCCATTAATAGCGAACCAACGAGACTGGCTACGCCTGTTTTGTTTTCTTTTAGAAACCCGCCTACGTCTGACCAATTCATTTAATTACCTCGAAGTGTGGCATATCAACGAATGAACGCCAGTGACCCCCCCAACGTATTTTAACGCCTAACTCTGATGCTGCGGCCAACATCGCCGTGGCTACATGAGTAAGATGATCTTCATCCCATGATGCTGCACCATCGACATAGGCGAAAACGTCTACTGCCTCACCTAGCTGATGTCTGGATAAGCGGTTGTAACCGTCAAGTTGAGATTTTCCCGATGTAAATAACGCGTTTTGCTGTTCTGCAGTTCTGTAACCGCCAGTAAACGGGATGCCAAAATCAACCTTTGTTATTTCTAGCGCTCTCCTTACAACTTTGACCAAGTCAGGATGAACGTCCTTTAATTGCCTGTTGCTGCGGCGGCTTAGTTTAAACATGATTTATTCCGGGCATAAAAAAAGCCCCGACTGGTTAGGTCAGGGCTTCAAGTGAAATAGTGCTAGTATGGGGATATATTAAGCAAAGCTCGTCAGTGAGTCAACTACTGTTTTTGGCGTTTTTCAGCCTCCTCAACTGCTAACCCAATCATGAAGCTGGCGATGGTTTCACCGGGCTTTAGGTTGCGAACAATGAGCGCCTTATCATCAGGGTGGCAACGCATGTGTATCGTGGCGGTGGCCTTCTCGCTGTCGGGTTTGGCCGCATTTCTGCGGCCCGTGTTGTGGTGTTTATTCATAACCCACACTTTTGAGATAATCAGAGTCCAGCATATCTGCATCATCATTGAGAAAGTATTCATCCCCCTGGCGGTTAATACAGCTACCGTCTGAAAATACAAACAAATCATCTTCATCATCACCGCTAAAAACAGCAACACACGAGTCTTGCAGTTCATCAATCAACTCGCCGTTATCTTTGAAGCTCTGCCAAAACGTGTAGTTGTTTCTCATTTCTTGCAGGCCAACTTCTTTAGCTGCTTTTTCCGCATCTGTCATTTTTGCATCCAGAGCAATTTTTAACTGCTCAAAATATTCTGCTTCTGACAATTCCCACGTTTTCATATCCGCTGTATCGGCTGGCAGTGACAATGCCGTTTGTAGTTCTGCGACTGAGTTCTGGTTGAAGCAAGCTTCCGCGAACGTGTTTTCTTGAATAGACATGTTTATTTTCCTCAAATTCTCAGTTCCGCTGAGTCGGTATACCGTCTTGGTATGGTTTAAATATACGCCCCCTCTCTTTATTTGTCAACACAAATTATAAAATAAATAACACTCCCGGTTTATATATTTAACTCCCGATGACAAAGTATGCAGGGGGCGTCGGCTCTTTCATTGCTTCATCTATCGCCTTTTCAGTTTCCGCTTGCTTTAGTTTGACGTAATACTCTACTGCTTTTTCAAGAAATTGAGTGTAATTGTCGCACGACTCTGCTGAGCGCCTAACGAGACTGTAAAATGACGCATCATTTCGGTAAGCCTCAAACAAGTATTCAGGAAGCTTTGATACTAGATCGCCTAGCGCTCTATTCTGCCTTATTTTTCTACCTTGGGCGATTACCTTGCGTTTACTCATAACTTTCTCAACCCCAACACATCAAATACTTCATTATCTATCACTACACTGACACGCCACAAATTGTCAAACGGCGATAATACGTACCACCGTTTATCATATTTGTAGTAGTTATCGAATTTATCGATGTGAGTCGCGCCCATCTTGATAGGACTATTGTAATAACGCTTAACCGCTTCATCAATAGCCTGGCGAATGTCGTTACCTGCTAGTTCGCTATTCATAAACAATTTAACTCCAAATCAATGTAAAAATTGAAAGTCCTAGCGAAGCAATGCTTATTACAATTGCCAGATTAAGAAGTCGCCCAGTTTTGCGAGACTCCCTTATAAACTCTTCAAGTTCCTGTTCATTCATCCTGCTCACCTGCTCTCTCATTCCAAGCCTTAACAAGTTGCTCTTTATCTCTATGCGGTGACGTTAATATAGGGCATCCAGTACAGCCAATCATACTTCTTAGTGCGCCTTGAACAATGCCAGTTTCCATTACTGCACACTGCCGCAGAACGGACAAGGCTTTAGCTTCTGTTTGCTCATGCCGCTTCATTCTCTCTCATTGTCGCCCTAACGTGGCTTATCGCCTCGCTATTCCACAAGTAAAGTTGCTCTAGCACTTGGCTGTAAGCTTCAGATATTTTCACTGGCAGTTTGTTGCCCTTGATGCCTAACCGCTTACAAAGCTGAACTTTGCTTGTTGGTTTAATCTCTTGCTCGCCAGTCTTGCGGTTTAATCGCATGATAGGTGATTGTATTTCGATGATAGCGCAATTAATCATGCGTGCCAGGCACGTATCTGTAACGTCTAACTCTGCTTTAAGCATAACGTTTAATAACCCAGCCTTCACGCGCACTCTTGCGCTACTGTCATCAGCATAGAGTAACCTAGCCAAGTAGTAAGCATGTGTATCTAGCTTTAACTGGGTTTCAGGGTGTCGCATTGCCAGTGCGCCAGCTACTTCATTTACATCAGGCGCGGTACCACCGAAGCCCATTCCGTCAATCTGTTTTGACTTTGTAGTCATTCTTGCTAGTTCTCTGATTGGGTGTGCCATTGTATTTACCTTTAGCGCACGGCTTAGGCCGCTTTTTGTTTCTGCATTTCGCGTACACGCTTGCGATAATGCGCCTTAATTTCTTGTATCTGCTCAATTGTGTAGTGCTTGGGTTCGTGTGGACCTTCAAGCCACTCCACTTTCTCTAACCCGATTTTCTCAATGAGATTAATTCGGTAATTGATTAGGTTCCCCGATAAGTGGTTATTGCAGGGGGCGCATTGCTTCCACACATTGCTTTCTTCAAAGCGTAATTCTGGTGAACTCCCGACACTTCGGTAATGCCCCGCATGGTTTTGCCCAGTGTGATATTTACCGCAACTGATACACGGCTCTTGCGCATCCCTTTCCCGAATGAAGGCGTTGAATGCCACTTGTGCTTCCCGTAGGTGTTCGCCTTTTGTTTTGAGTTTTTCTTTCTTTGCCTTGAGTCGCTTCAATTCAATTTGCTTACCCTTTTTAGCCAGTTTAGAAACGTTAGCTGCTGCCCACTCTGCAAAGCAGTTTTGGTCACAGAATGCTTTTAGCTGTCTTAGTAGCATGGCTTCTTGTGGGCCTTTCTTTTTGCAGTGTGAGCAACGGCGGCTTTTCATGCTGCTTTTCTTCCATGGTTCCTATGAAAGCCATATTGAGCTTCAGCTTCTTCTCTTGCTTCTTTTGCCTGCTCAAAGCTTTCGAAATAACCTAAGAATATCAAACGGTATTTGTGCTTTATGGTAGCTACCCATTTACCCTTGTCGGCCCTATATCTAACGCCACAAATGCCGCTTTTATTATTAGTTCTAAGTGGCTGATTTTGGTTATTCTCTTGGTAAGTAACCTCTCTCAAATTACTTATCCGGTTGTCATCTTTGTCACCATTAATGTGGTCGATACAGCTTTTAGGTTTAATACCAGTTTGCATTTCGAATATAATTCTATGTGCGTAAAGCTTTTTCCCATTCAAATTAATAACTCTGTAACCGTGGCTAGCTATTGTTCCGGCGACTTTCCCAGCAAACCTCGTGTTCCACTTTTTAAGGTGCTTGTCCTTTTTGGCTCTCCAAATCAAACGCCCTCTCGTATCGTCATATATGAAAAAATCGTGATAATTCATTGTTGATTTTCCTTACACGGCCACGGCACAAAGATACCTGCTCGCTCTCCAAATATTTTATTAATTGAATCGCTCACTACAACGCACTCACTGGAACTCATGCTTGACGTTGACTTCTTACCTGTAACAGCCTCAGTTATTGGATGAATAACTAACGCTTTAAAGGCTGAGCCGGTCCATGGAACATCAGGCTTTTTCATGGTTTCGTTAATCACGTGCCTGACATCAAAACCCATTTCATTTAGCTTTGATGCGTACCATTCAGACCAAAGATGAAGCGCATTGTTTTGTAACTGGCTGCGCTGCTTCTCTGTCGTGGTTTGCATCATTAGCCATTTGTTTTGGTGCCACTTTTCACGAAGTTCTTGTATGGCTGCATCTAGTGACTGTTGACTATTGATAACGCGGAATTGACCTTTCACTATGCTGCCTCCCCGAATAAATCTAGCTGGCGAGATAGGAGCGATATTGGCACTTGCATCTGTGAGAAGATATGCGCAATAACATCAACCGTCCAGCCATTACCAAGCATCTTGTATCGCTGCGTGTTGCTAACGTGGTTCGTGTGGTTGTCTGGTACGGTCTGAAGTCGTTCGCACTCAATAGGAGTTAGTTTGCGGTAGTGGCAATTTGATATTGAATCCCACTCATGTCGGTCATAGCTTCCGCGACCGCTAGAGCGTACGCACTTTGACTTTTCTCTAATTACGGGATATCTACCAGGTGGCAAACTTGAAACAACTGTGTCTTTTTGAACAGTTGATAGGCAGCGGCTTTTTCCGTGGTCGTGAACCTCTAGGCACTGCGTTTGTTTAATGGGTAGTGAGTCGTTTCGCTTTCCATTTTCATCCAGTTTTCGACCAACTATGGCCGCTGGATTGGCGATTAATGTTCTCTGCCCGTGGTTATCAGCGCCCTTATGGTAGTTCGCGTCAATACACTGGCTTTTTTCACTGCGCTCTTTGTATTCACCATGCGATTTAATGAAACCAGTGCCATCTGTCTCCAAAATATCAGCCAACACAATACCTCTATCCTCTGGCTGCTCTACATTCCAGTTGCACCAGTAATACCGCTGGCGATTTTGGGCGCTTAGTAGCGCGGAATTTATGAAAACAGGCTCAACACCTAACTGCTCACTGATAACCGCTAGAAACTCTTTTTTCATCTTCACGTTTTCAAGCATGAACTTGACGCTTGGGTTAACACTCTTGATGTGGTTAAGGATATCCACGTAAACAAAGAACAACTTACTGCGCGGGTCATCAAAGGCTAATTGCTTACCCGCGAAACTAAAGCCCTGGCATGGTGAGCCACCGATTAGTAAATCAATCGAAGCCCAATCAATATCCCATTCACGCCACTGTGTAACATCGCCAAGCTGAACCGTATCAGGGTAATTAGCTTGGGTTACTTTAATCGCGTATTTATCCAATTCAGATGCGTAGTATTTAGTTGGCTTGATACCAATACGGTTTAAAGCAATTTGACCGCATGACATGCCATCAAAAAGTGAAAGTACGTTCACGCCTCTATCTCCTTCCATATCTGGTTAAAGTGGTCTTGATCATTCAATGCTAAAGCGCTGAAGTCCTTTTTCTTTTCAATGGCTCTAAGTGTATCGCCTCTACGCCTTACTTTGGGGTGAACGATTTCTCTTGCCAGTTTGCTTTCACGGTGTTCTTTTTGAATGGGGGTCATGCTGCGTCACCTATTTCAATTTCTTGTTCTAATTTTCTCCATACTGCCTCTTTTGATTTGTAGCCAGTTCTACGACCACGAGAACTGACAACTTCGCAAAGGTCTTCAAATGGAAGCCAAGAAGCACCAGAATTTTCACAAACATCAACTTGCCCGTTTCTGCTTCTGCACCAGTTTGCTAGATGTTCGTAATCAATTTCGCTAAACGGGTATCTGGAACCTGCCTTATTGTTGTATGGCGGGTCTATGTGCCAATGCGCGTTATAGTTAGGGATATTTTCATATGAAGATTGCTGAATTTCCCACTGAGAAATTAATGGTTTTTGTTCGCAGACTCTGGCCTTAACTGCATCACCCCAAACGCGACAATCTTTTGAGTCGTTATATTTGAAGTACCATGGGGATATTTTACTTGTTGGCTCACTGCGCCCTTTCGCAACCCAGAACTTGCAAAGCATCTGCTGACCTATTTCAAGCGCCTCAATTTCATCGTCACTCTGAAAGGTTGATGGAATAGCCATGATATCCTTACAGCTCGAGTTAATGAGAAAATCCCAAAGCAGGCATATGCTTTCAGAAACATCATAAAGTTTTGCTTTTTTGACGTCCCACCGGGTCGAGTAGCAGGCAGAACCTGCGAAAGGCTCAATTACTGTTTCACTTCGAGGGGCTCCCAAGTGTTTAGCCACTTGGTACTTTGCGCCGTAATAAGAGAAAAATGGCTTCACGCTGCTTGCTCCTTGCTGTCTATCTCAATACTGTTATCAACTTGATTGCCAAACGTATCCCAGCCTGGGTTTTGTGTTCTGGCAAACATTTCTAGGCGCGGAACATCGCCACAAAGCTTTTCGATAGCCTGGCGAAACTCATGGGGTTTTGCGCTGTGGCCGGTTACTTTTGCGCGAATGCGTGAGCGGATAGAGCGATCTTTAATTAACGTTGAAGTTTTACCTTTCACTGCCACTAAGGCCGACTCGGTGGAAGCGCGGGTAATATGACCCATCCCAAAGAAGTCTTTGCCATGCTTGGTTTCTTTATCCCACACAAAACCATTCATGTTTGTCACTCTAAAGCCCCACGCTCTAGCCAGTGCAAGGGCTTCATCTGGCATTGCGCCTACGTACCACATAACCAACAGGCAGTTATCATCACAAAGGCTTTCAACGTCCATTTGCTGCATTTCTTCAAGACTCATTACATCGTATTGTTGTGATGCGCCCGACTTCATTGAGCCACCCGTTTTTTTGTTGTTAAACGCCCAAGGTGGATCGGCGTAAATAACTTTGTATTTGCTCATGCCGCTGCCCTCTCGCGAATAGCCATAAAGCTTTTGAAAACGTTAGTGCGGCGGTACTTCTGCATGTTCTCGCATATTTCGACAAAACCTTTTTTCTTAAGCGCTTTTAAGTGGTCCATAGCGCAATTAGGGTTTACGCCAAAATGTTCACCAATGATGGTTATCGATGGGAAGTTGTCATTTTCAGCAATGAACTTATGAATGAAATCCATGTAGCTGATTTGTTTATCTGTTAGTGCTGGGGTCATACCTGCTCCCTCGCTCTGAAGTCTTCAATTCCCTTTTCAAGCGCAGCAAAGCTTGATTTTTTATCTGCTTTGGTGCGTTGAATGTCTTCAAGCCCAGCAATATGACCAGGCAGTTTTTCAAGGGGCGATTTTTCAAAATCAACGTAAGTCGAAACAAATTGCTTTTGTAGAAACTCCAACTGCTGTGTCGTCTTCGCGCAGATGAATGGCCAGCCGCCCAGGGCGTTTATTGACGCTGCCGTGATTGGATCTTTGAACGTAGGCGTGCGGTATGTGCCCACACGCGCAATGGCGCGGGTTACGTTCAGCCATTGCATTTCCGCTTGTGACTTGATGTGTTCCAGTTGCTCTTTCTCACCAGTAGTCAAAAAGCGGATTACATCGGCGGGTTTGGGTGGAAACTGGCCGCGCTCGGGGTCAGAGATATGCTTCGTTAGCGCACGGCATACGTCTGCAATAGGGTAAGGTTTCAGCGTTGCCCACCAAATATCCATGAGTTGTTCAGATACGGGCTTGGTGCTGTAAATTTCAAAGGTGCCGTGGATGGCACTGGCGAAACGGGTGCGATCTTGATTTTCCATGACTTACTCCTTGTTTGCCCATTTAGACATGACGCGAATGTTTTCTTCGCGTATGCGTTCTTGGGGGCTTTGGAATGTGCGACTTACAGCCCTGGTGTCGTGAGGCTGAAGAGTATCTTCCCAATGCTCGCCGTTTAGCCACGTAAGCGGGTTTTTCCAGTTGGGTAGCCATGTGCCTTGGGGCGCAATTGCTCGCCAATCGATTTGGTTTTGCAATCCGCTCATGATTTTTCCAAAGAGAATTTCGTCAGGCTTGTTTTTCAGGAAGTGATCTAGGCATTTCTTTTTGCCAGTCTTGTTAGGGTATAAATTCCAGAATTTTTCAAAGCACGAAACTATATGTTCTTTTGTAATAGTTTCTTTTGTAATAGTAGTCTTCTTTTGTGGGGGTCTAATCGGACAACTTTTGTTAACTGATTGGTTAACTGCGTCTACTGATTGGTTAACTTCGGTTAACTGATTAGTTAACTTTTTATTGTTAACTGATTGGTTAACTTTCCACTCAGAAACAGTAGGGTTGATGCCGATTTCTCGACCATTCTTGGAGACTATATTTTTACCTATGAGTGATTTTAGCGTTTTGCTAACGTGCGCTTTTGACATGCCGGTTAGTTGGCATAATTGAATATTAGCTACCCAATCTGATTTCTTGTGGTAACGGTAGGTTTTACCAATCAAAGCGAAAACAATCTGAAATTCACAGCCTGACAACTTTGCGTCATTTTTCGCTAGTGCATTGGTCAATTCGTGCGCCAACCTATCAAAGCCGTTCTCAATGTCTGCTTTCACAACTGGCCTATGGTCATTTAAGTTGATTACTTTTTCTGCTTGATGCATACTTAACCTCGTTAATTCGTTAACAAAACCCCGCATTTGCTTTCCACGGCTAGCGGGGTTTTTTTATTGGTGTAACCCGTTTGGTTCAAGTGGGTCAGCCTTGGCTGCAAGCTCAGTCTGTCGCGTCGCACATAGCCGCTAATAATCGGTGTTAACCTCCGCTTGCCAGTTAACTGCCTTACCGATACCTATTTATTTATTAACCCTCACGCAGTTGGTAAAACTGGCTCTCATAGAGACTCGGGAAAGCGCCGACTGCATTTGTGCAATCCGCATAACGCTTTGAGAAAGCTTATTGATTACCCATCACACTCAGTGAATGTGAAGTCGTACCGTTGGTAACCTAATAAGCCTTCTCAAAACGTGCCGGTTACCCTCTTCCGGCGTTGCGTCATGCCAGTACCAACCTGACCTTGTTGCAACGGAGCACTTAAATTCGGTAAGTGAGCCTAGTTTGTGTGGGCTACCGCCAGTAGTGACAAACGTATCTGGCGGAATTACAAAGCCCTTCTCTTCTTCAGTGGTATGAGTTACAAACGCTTCTACCCAAAAACCCCGCGACTAGGCAGGGTTTTTAGGGTTAATGACTATGAAATATTGTCTGTGATTTAGAAGTGCCAACCGACTACCTTCATGCTACTGGCCTAAAAACTTTTGAAGTAAATAGCTATTACCGCTTGCTAACACCATGGCCGCCACAACAACAGGCAGCACAAAGACAGATAAGCGAAATTGCCAGTCGGTTTTAAACTCGTGCTTGAAACCGCGAACGGTGCGCTTGCACCACCAATAAAATAACGAACGCATTATGCTGCCCTCCGTGTTGGTGTGTAAGCTGGCTTAGGTTGTGTGCGCTTAGGGCGCAATGGAGTGACCTTGCTCATGACCTTCATCCTGCTTATTCTGAGTTGGAAAAATAATACTCATGTTGCTTTCGTGAGTTTCGAAAACGGCTTCCTCAACTAAGGTGATTGGAATGCCATTAATCTTCACTATCTCACCCGCTTTTAAAGTAAACTGCTTCATTAGCACCCCTCTCGTGTTGCGTTAAATACAAAAATTAAATCAGCGATTGTCAGCACTAAATAGGAAGCCAGCGCGAACATGAAAATTGAACTATCAGAAGCGAAAGCAATTATCATCAGCATGATGAGCAGATTTAACGGGCCAGCTAGGCGCATACACTTTCGGCTAGTGCGTAATGATGAGTACTTTGCGGCAGCTGCTTTAAAAAAATGGCCCATCCTTCTTGGTATGCCTGTCGCAATATTTGCAGCGCTTTTACAAGTCAAGAAAGTTGATAGTGAGATATTGAATTTCATATCACTCCTATTACCCGTAGTTCCTATTGCATACTTTTTGATGGACTCGCATTTCGAAGCCAAGCAAGCGAAGAGGCGAATAGAATTGAAAGCCAAACGATTGCAAG